CTGTGTTCCACCATCTTTAAGTACAACATCTCCACCATCTGCATCTAAAGTTATATCACCTGCAGTATCTACAAGAACTGCACCATCTGCTACTAAGTCTAATTGTCCATCTGTACTTGAACTGATGTGTATTGCTGTATCTCTAAATTGTAACTTCTCTGAAGAAGCAATAAGTATGTCATCACTAAATTCAAAATAATCTTCATCTTCTTTCCATGTTAAAACACCATCTGATGTGTTACCATCAAAAGTTATTGCTATATCTGTATCTGATCCTGTACCAAACGTTAGTGTATCACCTAGTAGTTTAGTAATAGGACCACCTTCGGCAGTTGTACCATCGTGGGTATGCCCTGTGCTTGCCGCGAAGGCAGCTAATAACTGATTAAACTCATCATTACTGTGAGCAGCAGTTATTATGTCTCCATCAGTAAATGTAGATTGTCTAGTGTATTCTGCTCCCATTTATCTTCTTGCTCCTACTTGATATTCTAATCCAAAACCTCTTAACGCATATGGTGCAGAAGTTCCGTTGTCGTTAACTCTAAGTGCTATGGTAAACCCTGAACCCTCTACAGACTGTCTTAGTAAAGGCTCTGTCTGTCCACCATATGTTGCAGTTCCATATACAGCACTTCCATATACTGCTACAATATCTTCTGCAGATAGTGAGTATGCTGCAGGTCTTGGTGTATCAGGGTCTTCATAATCATATCTTAAAAATAAATCTGCATTAACTGAAGACTCAGGTTTATAACTTACAAGAACACGTTGCATATGTTTACGTATTCCTGCATCACCAAAACTTAAATCAGGACTTCTATATTTGCCATCTATAGCATTTCCATCAAAATCGTTACCACTTTCTTGTTGATATACAAAACCATCAAATCCACCATGTATTATTGTTGTGCCACTTGTATCTGTAAAAGTGGATGTTGATGAAGGTTTAATACCTTTTAACTTAGCAAACTCAAATGTTTGTCCTCTTAAAGAACATATAGCTCCCTCTGTTAAAGTCTCTAGTATGTTGGACTTAGAGAAGAAAACTCTGTATTGAGTTTTGTTTGGTATTACAACAGAAGTAAAATTCGTTGCAGTAGCTATATTACTATTAAAAAGAGGTTGTACGTTTGCACTTATAGTTCCTAATTCAACGTCACCAATTCTTGCAGTACCTGCTACTGTTCTTAAACCATCAGGTGCTAAAAATATTAAATCACCTGCAAATTCCTGTATAGTCTGTCCATTTACACATCCTATATCTCTTGTTACAGGAGTAACTGCAAAATCTGAAAGTGAACTTCCTGACAATTTAAATATTCTATTTTCACAAAATACAAACAAATCTTGTCGGAAAACTTTAAGTCCAACTATAGTATCATCAACTTGTATACTACCTGCACCAGCACTTATAGTAAAATCATCTTCATCAAAAGGTACACTAAATACAACCTCTTGCTTGTTACTTGACATTCCTGCATAAAACATATGGTTTTTAAATGCCTTAACAAACTTTGCACCTGTCACTGCAGTGTCTACTTCACCACTCCCTGCAGAGGATACATCTGTTGGACTAAACGATGTGTTAAATACTGTTGGTGCATTATTACCATCTGCTACTATAAACTTATCGTTGCCATCAAAACTAAATGTTTCAAAATCATAAACACCCGCACTACTTCTACTATTGTCTATCTCTGTCCAAGAATTGTTACCTGCAGTTGCAGTAAATATTTTTTCTCCTCTTGCAGCTACAATTTTGTCATTAAATTTTATAGATAATAAAACTGCTTCTGTAGATGCACTTGTCTGTGGAACTATGTTTGTGACAAGTTTACTGAATCCATTTATTCTTCTGTAACCACCTTCTATATCAGGTTCAAAGTTTTGTAGTTCTAATGCCTCACCCGGCTCCATAGCAAAAGTAGATTTATTTAAAACTAACCCTCCCTGTAGTGGAAAGTTTACAGGTGTTACTTGTGATGTGTCAGGCATTAAACTGTCCTACCGATTATGTTAGTTGTGCTATATGCTCCCACTCTTGGTATAAAAGTAGACCTCACATAATCAAATTTATTTATTAATAATGTCTGCATATTTTTTATACCCTGTTCAAATCTTTGAAAATTAAGTTGATATTGAGATGTTTCTCCACGATATTGATAAACAAACGCAGTTGCTCCATCTATTATAATCGGATCAAATCTTTCAGGTATACTTGTTGTATCAGTTGAAGCAGACAAATCTGAAGGAAAAGTAAAAAAGTCAAATTTTACAGAATATGATTTGTTAGGAAAGGGATAAAATAAATAATTGTTATCAGGCGTTCTAACTATGTATTCGGGTATACCACCTTTACTAAACTGTGCTACTGTTACTCCACTAGCTATGGAAGCGGCAGTCGTGCTAAAAGCACCTCTTGTGCATCCTGTAAAAGTCGTACTGCTACCAATTGCAGTATAGCTTATTTGTTCGTTTCCTATATGTAACGTTCCCGCAGAATCAAATCCTGATGTACTAGCTACTGTTATGGTATCTACACTATCTGTATGTGTTGTACTTGTTGTTGTAGTTTTTATTTCATCTTCTTGATCTATAACACTATTTACATACTCATTGTAATCAAGCTGATTTAATCTATATCCTGAATTTCCAAGAGTGCTATCTTTTACTAATCTAAAAGTATTATAATCTATTGTTTTTGTAGATGTTGGAACTGCATATCTAACTACTCCTGCAGTTAGTGTTTTAGTTTCTGTGCTATGATTAAATGGATAATTAAATTCTCTTTGATTAATATATCTTATTGATTCATTAACTGCGTTTTGTGCCTGAACTTGTATACCTCTAGCAGTAGAAAAAGTTGTAGAGGTAAGTTGTACCTCATTCAATCTTGCTAAAGTTTTATTCGTAAGAGCTAAAAAAGTTCCTGACATCCGTAATTCCTAAGTGTAAAGAGGAGCAAGTTGCCCTGCTCCCCTAAATAGTTATGCTAACTGGTCTCTATCGACTTCATCAGGCTTATCATCTAGTCCATGACCTGCTAAATCAATAACAGTTGCATAGACTCTGAGTCTGCCTGTAGCTGGAGCAGCACCTGCAATAGTACAATCAATAGTATCTGTAGTAGTTATAAATTGAGTGTAAGTTGAAGCTGCATTTCCTACAATAGTGTTAGTTTGACCATTAGTTCCTGCTGCACAAAAACCTGTAGAGGTTATATCTGCACCATCAATAATGTCATCACCACCTGCAAAGTCCATGTCAAGAGTGCAACTTGAAGTAAATGCTTTCATTACTTCTGCACCTGCGTTTAGGACTAAAGTGTTCGCAGGGATTTCTAACACCTGAAAGACATCTCCATCTGAGAAACTTCCACCTGCTGCTACTAACGCATCAATATCAAGGTAAGCCTCAATATTTCTCATTACGTTACTATTCTTCATAGAAGGCATAGCTACGATAGAATCAGAAGATACACCAGTAGTATCTTTTGAGGTTAAATCAAAAGTTGCCATTTATATCTCCCTTATGCTACGTTATATTTAGCAGTTACGATTGCCTCAGGTCTGAGAATCTTTCTGCCATACAAATGCATACCACGAACAATATCAGCGAAAGAGTCAGGGTCTCTGTATGTCTCTGTCTTATTGATTTGTTCTGCAGTAGCTACTGCTGAACTATGTCCTGCAACGATAACACCGAAGTTTGAGTTTTGGTTCGCAGAACCTGTAGTTCCCGGACCTGTACCCACTGCAGGTAAGTTATTGGACATATACACATCAAAGCCATGTATTCTTCCAACTTGTAGTCCTGCTCTTAGTCCACCTGACTCACCGAAGTCACCATTTAAAAGTCTTGAATCTTCATCTTTTAAGACTTCAATGAAAGTTGGATGTAGAACAAGCCATCTACCATCAGTGTCTACAAACTGAGTGTCTAACAATCTTGCCATTCTTGCAATCACCTGTAAAGGAGTTGCAGTAGCAGTTGCTTGAGAAGTTGCACCACCTAGTCTTGGAGCTAACGGAATTGAATGATCTCCTGCACTACTTGTAGTAATGTTTCCGAAGTCACCCTTCTTTAGCTTCATGCTTGTCAACAATTCATCTGAACCTGCAGTTGATACTGACTTAGTTCCATTAACTGTTGAGTTTGCTGAACTTGCAACTGCATTATTAGATGCCTGTGCAAATCCTGATAGATAACCAAGTACGTCTTGATCGTAGTTATCTTTTAGTCTGTAACCTGCTCTGTCACTTGCTAGTTGAGAGAAGTTTACGTGACTGTGAGCCTCTTCAATATCGTCTATCTTAAAAGCAAAATAGTTTGCTTTGTCAATAGTCAATGTGAAGTCTTCATCGTCAAGGTCTTGAGGCTGAACGTTTGCACCTCTAGCATATTCCTTAACAGTGATTTCTGGCTCTTTTATTATTTTTACGGAATCACCCATGTTGGAAATCTCACCAAAGTAATCTGAGTTGGTGATGTTTTCAACAACGGAGTTCTTCCTAAAGGCTAACTGAACCTGCTTAGAGTAAATAACTGGGGAGAAATTACCATTAGGCAGATTTCCGTAACCTGCTGCAGTTTTAAATGCCATTTTCATCTCCATTTTGAAAATAAAACAAATGCACGAATGTGCTATATTTACTCGTCATCGGCTAATAGTATCTAAGGTGTATGTTTAATAGCTAGTCAAACATAGGCTCGTACTATAAGGTAGGCTTCCAAGTGTTTGATTATATGTGAGTTGTCCACGTGGAGAGGTCACATTTTTAGTTATCTATAGTTATACCTATAAACAACATTTTGTCAACTGATTATCTAGCAGAGCCTGATATATCGTAGACAAAATTCCCTGATCGGATTGCTTCCATAATTACGTCTGACTTCTTTTCATATTCTTTTGCAGACATCTTCTGAACTTCCGACTCTAATATCTTATTGTTACTTTCTACAGTAGGTGTGGTCTTCTCACCTTTTGTTTTAACTTGTGTAGCAGCACTTTTACTGTTCTTGCTCTTCTCTTCTCTGCCAATATTTCTATCTGCCTTGTAGAGGTCAATAGCTCTTGCCGCTGATTTTGCGTCATTGTTGTTTTCATATAACGCTTTTTGTACCCACTGTGGTTGTTCTTCAGCCCAATCATGAAAGTCATCAGTTTCTCTGATGGTATCAAAATCAGGATGTATCTTCATAAGTTCAACTTCTGCTCTTTCTTTTACAGTTTTTTCGTTGAACTCATTAATCTCTTTCAACTTCTTCTCTAGAGTTGTAGATTGTTCCTTTGCTTTTTTCATTGCAATAGATTCTACAATCTTAGCTACATCAGGATATTCTTTTGCCCATGCCTCTATGTCTTCATCTGACTTAGGCAACTTCATCTCTTTTTGTGTAGCTTGACTTAGTTGACTTTTTAATTCGTCTATCTGCTTCTGAAAGTCTTTTTCTTTCTCTTGACTATATCTTCGCAGATCACCATAACGCTTCTTAAAAGTTCTTTCTTCAGCATTCTTCGGTTCTTCTTCTTCTTCCTTCTTCTCTTCAGTAGGCTCTTCAGATTCACCTTTTGCTTCTTTCATAAGCTCTTTTAATTCTTCCTCATCTTTTTTAATTCTGTCTTCATGAGTAGAACGTTTAGTCATGAATGCTTTTTTTTCAGGTGTTGCATCAACCACCATTTCTTTAGCTTCTTCTGCCATTTTTTACTCCTAGGGTTATCGTAGCCATCTCTCGGGGGATAAGTAGCTAGTATGTGGATTATTTTTTAGAAGCTAATCCACCTCGCTTCATCTTCTTAGGTTTAACTTTTTTCTTTGCAAGTCCACCTTCTTTAAATCCGTATCCCATATCTGTAGAACTAGGATCACTTGAATCTGCTCCTTCTGTTGTTGGAGAATCGTCTAAGCCAAATCCTGAGGAATCTACGTTAGTGCCAACTCCTCCTGTTCCTATATTAGATAAATCTATACCTGATGTATCTA